CAGGTTCTCTCATTTATGGTACCGGTCAACCAATGGGAGCATTGAGTTCATGGGCGATGTTAGCATTCATCCATCATGCTTTCGTTCAGTGGTCTGCCTTCCTGGCAGGTAAGGTTAAACTAGGTACAGGTTGGTTCGCAGGCTACGCCATCTTGGGAGATGACGTAGTCATAGCGAGTCAGTCTGTAGCCAAGAAGTACGTGGAATTAATGACGCGTATGGGGGTAGGGATCGGAGCTCATAAGTCTATGATCTCCGGTCCTGGTAAGGCTTTAGAGTTCGCGAAACGTACCTTCATGGATGGGAAGGACGTTTCGGGGATTTCCTTCCGGGAGTTCGTTATAGCCCGGCAATCCTTTGCCGGTCTTCTCGAACTTATCCGGAAGTACTCGTTATCTCTAGGACAGACGATGTCGGTCCTGGGATACGGGTTTAAAGCTAAAGCCAATATCTCCAAACGTTTAGTCTTACTTCCTAAGCGTCTTCGTAACTACATTCTGGCCTACTATGGTCCCCTAGGCCCGGCCTATCGGGGAATGGCGTTTTGGCTACCGATGAAATCGGTGTCATCACGTTACCATTCCGTGATAGAGCGGACCGAAGTTCTCGTTTGGCAGTTCTTTAAGAATGAGATTTCATCTCTCTTAAATAAACTAGATGTTTTGCAACCTTTGTTAGAGGAAGCAAAACGTCTAGCAACTGTCAAGCGGGATCGGGAGCACTATATGTCTCAAGCGGTTTCTAATAAAGCTGCCTGGGTTAAGGATCTTCCGTCCCCTGTGGAAGGGGGGCGGGTTGATTCCCACCCTGGGATCGAACGTACAACCCCGTTGTACATTATCGATTCTCTAAACGAGACAGTGTATAGAGAGCCATTCCTTGATACATATATTGCTGCTAGGGACCTACGAGCCAAGCTAGAAGAAATGACAATAGAGTCCCTGGACTGGGGAACTCTAGAGTCACTCTGGGAGGAGGTTCGTACCATCGAATCCTCTCTCGGGTCTTTCCCCCTTCCTAGGAATATCCATAAGCCGATTAGAGATAATATCTCTAAGGAGCAGATGGGTATTCTAAAGAAGTGGTACAGATATTCTGGTCTGTTCCGACGATCTGATAACCCACCTCTCGAGGAGTAGGTATAGGCTTTAACCTTTGTGTAAGGGATGTCGCCCTTATAACAATAGAACGCTTTCTATAGCAAAGGTTATAGTCTATACCCGCTTCGGGGATGGTATCAGGCCATTGGTGACTCTGTGATGCCCGGGATAAGACCTGGAGGATGTGTGTGTTACCTCCGTCCGTAGCGCACCTTCAGGCTCCCAGTAACTTCTGAGAGTGAACCTCATGAGATTCACTCACTCGTTGAGTGATCCTGTGTATTAAGGGGCGGCAGACCTAGTGGGTTTAATAAACCTGTAACTATGGGCGAGCAGGCGGCGGTTAAACGGGTGCTGGGAGCAATCCCTTCACCTTTAGACTGATTAGGCCTGAAGGCTATAGGCTAGGAAAACCGTTTCTTGGTACATAGGTACCAATGGGCCAACCTGGTGCTTATGGTTTTTGGCGGGCGGTAGGGGAGGAATCCCTTGTTGCCTCAGGTTCTGACCCCTTAAAGGAGGGGGTCGGTTCTGATAGTGCCAAATTCCATGCCAGATATGGGGGTCTGGATCCCTTTCGCGAGAGGCGGTTTCTTCGCTAATTAAGGCTCTACGGGTGAGACAACCTTAATCAACATTTTCGAAACGCATCTGAGCGTAG